GGTCATGGGAGCGTATTCCGACATGTAGAGGCCCGTGTAGCGCGAGTTCACCACGATGCAAGTGCCGAGCGGGCAGAAAGGATCGGGGAAGATCGGCGTATCAAGGACGCGAATGGCGCGGAAGCCCGCGTTCACGGCGTCGTCCTTCTCGTAGATCGAGCGGGGCTTGGTGGTGAACATTTCAAGCGACATGAAGTCGGACATGAGTTCCGCCCAGTTGGCGGGGTTCATCACGGCATAGTCCGGAGCCTCGCCGCCAGCGCCCGACTGAATGCGGGTGAGCAGCTGGGCCATGCCAACGCGGGTGGTCGCCGCAGCGCCGGTGTTGGTGATCAGCTGGCCGGACCAGAAAGAGCCGGGGGTGCGCGAGATGCCGCCGTAGGACGGAACGTTGGTGCCGTCGTCGTAAGCCTGCGTCAGCGAGTCCCACACCTGCGTGTTGGCGTAGTTGTTGGAATACAGCGCCTGAGCGTAGGCCTGCTTGATCACAACCGCCGCATCCGACATCACTGCGCGGAGCTTGGGGATGACCACTTCCGACGACTGGATGATCGCTTCCATGCCGAAGAAGCCAACCGGAACCATGCCGAGCTTGAGCGAGAACTGAGCGTTCTGGATCGCGGCCTGATCGGTGGGCATCGGGAAGTCGCCAGCAAACGAACCCCAGTTGAAGGAGACGAAAGACGACCCCTGCACCGGAACCGTGATCTGGCTAACACCGCCTCGCGCAGCCTTGGCGTTCGACATGAACAGGCTGAGAAGGGGGTGCGACTGATAAATCTGCACGTAGACGGAAGGCAAGAAAGCGCGGCGCGTGAGAGCGGCGAGCTGTGCGCCAAGCGCGCCCGAAGGGGTAATACCACTTCCGGTCAGCGTGGCTACTGGTGAGGTAGGTAGAGCCATGGGTGACGTCCTTTAGTTACGCTGCGCGCCCGAACGTGTCCCGCACATACTTGTCCGGGTCGGATACAAATTCGGAGAGCTGTGAGTCCATGTAACCCATGGGGTCACGATGAAGTTCGACGAGTGCATCGTTGCGGTTCTTGGACCCGAAAAGATCGAGGTCTTGAGGAGCCCAAGTGGGACCGGCAACCTTTGCTGGCGGAGCCTTGCTGGCGACATATGCCGCAGCGGCTTCTGCGTCCGAATAGTTGCCCGTGGACTTCATCCGGTCGATCATCTGATTGAAGCCTTCTTCAGTCAGATTGTAGTCGCGCCGAGCCTTTTCGAGCTGCTCTTCGAGCTTAACCTTGACGCGCTCATCTTCGGTGGCGCGCTTCTCTTCCATGCGCTCTTCGAGAAGCTTTTCATACTTCTCTTCCATCGCCCGGAGTTTGTTCATGTGGGGTTCGATAATCGGCGACATCACGTCGTCGGTCGTCTTGATGTCATTCCACTTGGCCTTAGCGGCCTGCTGAATCTTCTTGCCGACTTCGCCGTCATTCCAAAGCGCGTCGATCAGCTCCTTGGAGCGATGCAGGGCAATCTGTTCCGGGGTCATGGTCATGGCTTACTTCCGACCCTTGGGAGCGGTGGAACCATTCTTACCTGTGCCGCGCGAGGCATCTTCGCCAACGTGCTCAAGGCTCTTGATCTGGTTCATCGAATTGGTGGGAAGCCCGGACTTGCGAGCGCCAATCCCCATGACCGGGAAATCGACGTAGTGCATCACGCTGTTATCTTCCCGAACGTCGTTGACGTAAGCGGTAGGAACCTTGCCCTGTGCCATGATCTACTCCTATGCGCCCATCGGCGGTGTTGGTGGGGGTGGGGCGCCTGCGCCGCCCGGCATCATACCAGCCATGTTTGGCTGCGTCTTGGCGTTTCGCGCCAATTCCATGAGCTGTTGGATCGCGGCCATTTGGTCGCCGCCCGCAGCACCTTCTTTTTCCATGTGCTTGCCAATGTCGGCTACAGCCTTCAACACCGATTGGTGGAGAGCCGAACCCATGGGCAGTTGGGGCAGCGCCTTCTGAAGCGACTCAAGACCCACTTTGAGGGCCGCCATACCTTGCTGGGCAGAACCTGCCATCGGGCCGGGCATCGTGGCCGGACCTGCGCCGCCCATCGGGGGCATAGCGCCGGGAAGACCGGGACCAGCTGGTCCGCCGGGACCGCCGGGCATTGGCATAGGAGGCATAGCCATATTCTACACTCTCTGGACTAGAGTAGTTTAGCGGCAGCTGCGGCGCTTGGAACGATAAGCCATTTTCTTACTCCTAGAATGGAGAAAAACGGAGACCTTTCGGTCCCCGTCTTCCAAAGCCGAATCTTACTTGCGGCCCTTGCGGTGCATCTTACGGCCACGCTTGTCGATGGAGATTTCGAAAGGAAGAGCGTTCATGTTAAACTCCTATTGCTGGGGACGTTGAGAGAGCTTACCATCCCAACAAATACAGCTTACGGCGGCGATAGAAGACGTGTCAAGGCACAAACAAGTAAAGTTGTGCTTTATCAATACGATAGGATGGGATGACATGCACATACCTAAACGCGATCTGGAAGCATTCGCCCGAAATTTGGCGAATATTTGTATGTCGTCACGTCCGTCGCGACAAAATCGCGGCGCGTTTTTTGAAACTTATGCGACCGCTGGATCGGCAGACGCTTCCGCTCCGGCGATGTTTAACAAAACACATGCGTCGCTTGATGATCTTGAGTCGTTGTTGTTCTCGCCAGTGGCGCTGCGTTTCGCCATTACCGACCCAGACTTGCCCAATATTGTAAACGAATCGAAGGGGCGTGTTGCAGCGTCGCGCATTCGTAAATATTGCCGCCAGACAGACGCCGACAATTTGATCTCGCAAGCGGTTGGCATCTCGCTGCGCAAAGGTCTTGGCCTCATCAAAACAAACGTCGTCAACAAGGAGTTCTCCAATCAGCTGGTGCAACCGGAGAACCTTGGCGTGCTGCACGAAAATCATTGCAGGCTTGACGCCGACATGGAAGCTTTCACGCACCGCATGTTGATCACGCCTGCGCAGTTTCGCAACCTGATCAAAGGACGTCCGGACGAAGCTGATTTGAAAGAACGCGCCAAGTCTCACATGCAAGGTTTGCGCGGCGGAATGAGCGATGCGTCAGGTTCCGCCATGAACATCGTCACCGGCGGGCTCTATCCTTTCCAAGCTGGCGGCGCCGGACTTCCCAATCAAAGTCGCGGCATTGTGGATTGGATGTCGCAACCCAGAGCCAACATTGATCCGGCGGTTGAATCTTCGATGCTGGAGATGGACGAGCTGTGGGTATGGGATGACAATCGCGGCGACTGGGCGACATTCCAGATTATCGGCGACAACATGTTGATTGGTGGAAAGTACCAGATCACCAGCGCCTTCTCCTACAACACGCAGGCGCGACAGACCGATCCCACGCTCAAGGGCAACCATCCGTTCAGCATGTTCTGCGCCAATCCTGTGCCGGATTATTTCTGGGGCGTCTCAGAAATTACCCGCCTGATTTTGCTGCAAGAAGCGATCAACTCTCGCATCACCGGCATCAACAAGATGCTGCGCAAGCAGGAAGAGCCCGCCACCAAATTTGTAGGCTCGACCGGCGTCAACCAGCAGGCTCTGTCGCGCTTCAACAAGCCGGGCGGGTACTGGACCGATTCGAACCCCAACGCCAAGATCGAGCGCGACAATGTGCAGATACCTGAAGCCCTCTGGCATTCGCTGCACGAATACGAGCGCATGTTTGACGAGATGATGGGCCTGCCGCCCATCGCCAAGGGACAAGGTGAACAGGGTGTGCGCTCCGGCGCTCACGCCGACACGCTGATCCGGATGTTCTCGCCGCGCTTCAAAGACCGCGCCTTGCTGGTCGAACGTGACGTCGAGAAGTTTGGCGCTTTGATGCTCGATCTCGCCCGCGCTCACATCGACCAGAAGATGATCGCTTGGGTGCCCAAGGAATCCGCCGGGTTTGAAAACAGTTCGCCGGAAGGTGAGGAAGCGTTGTTGATCCCGCCCGCCAAGGGTTTGGTGGCGGTGACGTTTACCTTTGCCGATCTGCCGGACGACGTGTCGTTGACCGTGGACTCGCATTCTTCGTCGCCTGCCTTCTCGCAGGACGCCAAGGAGCTGGCTTTCAACCTTCAGCGCATCGGCGCCATGTCGCCTGCGCAGCTGGTCGATCATGTGGATGTCAGCGATCCCGACGATCTGCGCGCCAACATCATGCGTCGCGAGATTGCTCGCGCCGAAGCGGCGCAAAAAGAACAAGACCTCAAGGCGCAAACGCACAGCAAGAAAAAATAACGAAAAAGCCGACATGTTCATCTCGCGAACATGTCGGCTTCCATATGTACACTTTTTCGCGTTTTGTTAACACGTCACTTTTTGCCGGTCGGCTCCGTCCGCATCATACGCAGTGCAGATTGTCCATTTCGAACGTCCGGCAGTTGGATAGAGCTGGGGTTCAAAGCGGCGCTGCGGAAAGCCCCGGAAATGGCGCGACGACCCAAAAGGTCCGCCTGCTTTTTGTTGATCCCTGCCGCCTGCATGGCGCCGCCGCCAAAATAGTTGTCCGCCAATGTCTGTTGTTGGCCGGGCAATTTTGGCGCTACAGCTTCGCCGTGACGAATGCCGTCTTTCAGGTCCGTCATTTTGTAATCTTCCATGACGATCCGGGCCGTTTCGTCCACCGCCTTGACGACGATCTTGTCGCCAATCAAACCGGGCGCATGGCCTTCCTGCACCATGCGCTGAAGGTTCTCAACCTGCTTCTTGAGCGACGCCAGCTCCTGCGTG